ATGCAGGGAGGGGGTGTAATTTTAGCGACCCCCCCCTATGCTTTTGAGTATCCGTGTCGGTGCATTCGATGGGTGTCAGTCCATCTGTTCACGCTTTCTTCATCTCTTTTCGCTTATAATTGAATATTTTCGATCAATCAGCGATTTCTTTTGATACTTTTTTGTAAATGTTCATGAAATCATACTGAATTATTTCATCAATAGCGCGTTCTATCTCTTCACTATTCTCTTTATCAGTGAAACTATCAGAAGATTTCGCAATTCTTGCTAACTTTCCGCAAGTATTGTAACCTTTTTCAGTATCGAACAAGAACCAAGAAGTGAACTGTTCGAATGGATCAAAAGGATTATCGAATGTAGTTAACATGCAAACCTTTGTCATTGATTAATTCACTCCTTTCCTTTTAGATACTTAGAAACAGTAGAAGTTGAAAGACCCATTTTGTCAGCAATCTGTTGAATTGTGTAGGAAGCGCTCATTGCTTTGATTCTAGCAACCTGACCTTGACTTACTTGAGTTCTGGTTTTAGGCATAGAACGTTCTCTAAGATTGTCAGCATCTGTATTATTAAGTATTCTATTAAGCTTACTTTCTGTGATGGCGCCAGCTTGAATAGCTTCCCATTCTCTATCGGTAATCTTAATAGATCTTTCTCTTCTGGATACTGAACCAACTTCTTGTCTATACTTACTTAAAGCCTGTTGATTGGCTTTCTTTATCTCGCTGGTCTTAAGTTCGGTGCCTGCGGCTTTGGCTGCTTCTTTTTTGGCTGTAACCTCAACGTTAGTCTTGCGCATAGCCGCTCTTTCTCTAACGGCATTAAGCTCGGCATTGTTGAGCTTGGTCATAAGACTAGCCACTTCCTCACGATAAGTATCCTTAGCACCCTTGTTATACCGGAGGTTACCTGTAGCCATGGCCTCCAGACGGGCCTTATTAGCCATGGACTTCATGCTATTGGCATAGTCGGCATAGATAAGCTCCATGGGGTGCTTGGTATAAGACACCAGGGAGTAGGCATCATCAGTCTCGGCCATACGAGTGCTGGGCTGGGTGCGTGTCTTAACTTTATAATGCACGCTACCATCCTTGCTGGCATAGGTAACTTCGCCAGTAGTGGGGTCCGTTTTCTTGACGGGCTCATACCGGGCAGCAGCCTCCTTATCGTCAGCCTTATACCGTACCTTCTTACCATCCTGGGTAGTCAGCACCACCTCACCGGTCTTCTTATCATACTTACGGAGGGGATAGTATAAGTCATCGGCAGTCTTGTATACCTTTACGCCTTTCGGTCTAGTTGGATCATATAGCTTATCGCCTTCGACATTCACATGTGCGCTACCTTGTCGCTTTTCGACTGTGGCTTCGCCTTTCGCTCTTGATAACAGGGTGGCTGCACCACCGTAACGAACGATGTTTCCATCTTTATCTACCTGAACTTGGTATGCGCGTTTAAGCGCAGCGATTTGGTTTTCGCTCTCGCTAGCTTTGTAATCGAGCTTATGCTTCTCCGCATCGATAACAACCATACTATGACGTACTGCTCTAGCCAGTTCATCATCATTAGCGCCAGCCAATGTCATATCAGTAATCAGATTAGAGATAACTCCCATTTGTTTCTGGGTGTCTCTCATGATTCGATACTCATGACCATTGCGATAGTAATGAGTGGATCCATCAGAACCGACTTTGGCTTCGCCGCCATACGCTGTCTTAGGATCAAACCCTTTAAGACCAGGAAGTTCATCTCTATTACTAATCTTAACTTTACCTGCCTTATCATGTGTAGGAATGCACATGACTGTATCGCCATCGAAGTCCGCACCAGATAATCTGTCGGCTACCTTATGATTGATACCAACCGCATCTATGCTTGTCTTACCGATAATCTTTTCGCCAAGTGGATTCTTATGGGTTACAGTTAAGATAGGAATCTCAAATGTGCCACCATGAGGATAACGAATAAGAGCAAGCTTAGAACCTTCTGGATAGCCAGGTGCATACACATGGTTATCATCCAATGTATTAATCGGGATGATAACATGGTATTTCTGTCCAGGTAATGCAGCGGCTTTTAAATGCACTGCGGCAGCATCGCACTCATCGGCAAACTTATTAAGCCAATACTTCTTAACAGTAGGATTAGTAAGGGAACAGATTTCATCATACTCCGCTTGCTTATCCGCTTTGGCTATATTCAACTGCTTCTGGGCCATGGCTTTCGACTGCTTGGCTAAGAACTGAGAAGGAACTGCATTTGCCCATTCATCCCAGTCACCTTCATCGGCTCTCTTGTTGATCAGGCCAAGTTTCTTGTTTGGATTTTTGCTAGAACCGGTGATTCGTTCACCAGTCTTCGCATCATACCAATACTGACCACCCTGATCGGCATCTTTGATAAGAGAACCGAATGGATTGTCTGGGTCGGACTTAACATCTTTAAGAACCTCAAGCTTTGAAAGTTTATTAGACTTATTGGTGTTAAAAATAACATCGACGCCATCTGGGAAATCTTTTGGATCTCCGTAAATAGCCATACCTTTTATGTACTTCTTACCATCGACCATGATACGAACCTGAGCATAATGAGATTGCC